TGTTATGAACTTTGCAGGTGCTTGATGTTCTTTCATCAAGAGTAACTATTTCTTTTAAGAATACTCTTCTTCGGTTACTGACCAAATTACATTACCATCACACTTTTTGCGCTCAAACGAATAATTTAATAAATAGTATTCTTTATCTTTCTCTTGAAGCGTAAATTCGGCACAATGCAACCCGTCAGAGATTGTGTAAACTTCTTTGTTTTTAGTCTCGCCGCGCTCCATACGAAATTCGCCAGTCGATTTTGCAAACCAATCAGTATTTGGATTATGTTTTTTAGCAATTGAATGAAGCCCTTGAATATATCTATCTTCTATAAAACGAGGTGATTGTAATTTGCTCTCAGCGATTGTGGACGCTAATATTAGCATATTTGTACGCTCACTAGATTCTAATTTTATTCCACTAGGCTTGGCTTGTTGAGCGATAAATGTTCCAATAATAATAAATATACTAGCTAATGCGACCGCACTAATCAATATTTGACTTTTGTCTTTCATCCCTCATCCTTTCATATTAAATTATGGGGCTATTTACGCCCCATAATCCCACATTTACGCAATAAAAGCAAGCTACAAACTCAATAAATCACGATTTTGCATATGTGCGCGCTCTTTTTGAAGCTCAGTAATAACTGTTTCTAGTTCTCGGCCGTCAAGCTCAACTTTAAGCTTATTCGTGATATTGATTGGTCGTTGTTCCATATCAGGCAAGTCTAGTCTGTGTTTCAAATCTGTATTCAGCGAGCTTAGCATGCTACTCGCGCTAGGCAAAGCTAATTCAAAAGCCGGCATTGGGTTGAGGTTTTTCGTTGCTGCCTCTCCGAGCATTTTAGCAGTAGCCATTACGGCATTAATTTCATTAAGCATGCCATCTACGAAGCCTACACCAAAGAAACTACCGACTTTTTTAGCTGCTTTTGATGGCGAATGCGAATCAGTTCCTTTTTTAATACCTTGAGTGGCAGTTTGGCCCATCCGAACAGCAGTGTTCCAAATTGCGCCATTTTTATCCCACATGCCGTTAACAAAACCTTGACCAAAATCATTACCAGCATGTCTGACTGATGGAACTTGACTTTGGATACCGTTTTGAACGCCGACCATAATACATTTACCAGACTCGTAAGCAATACTCTGATAATTTTTCATCTCACCAACGCTGCAGCCAGTTTCGCGAATTTTATTAGACAGTTGTTCAGCCTCACTCCTAAGCTTGTTGAAGTCGGCTTGCGTCTTGTTGCCGGAGCGGCTCATTTCCTCCATTTTTCGGACGACGCCATCATATTGCTCTTTCAACTTGTTAGCCATGCTTTGAGCCTGATCTTGGGTTTCTTTTAAGCGCCTTTGACTGGCATTGACTCGTGCATTGGCATTGTCAGATTCCAGAACAGTTTGTTTCAAGCGACGCCATTGTTCGTCAGATAATCCGATGGTATTAGTGTTGCTTTTAATCATCTCGCGAGCTTGCTCAATTGAAATTCGATAATCTTCGGTGACGCGTTTTAATTCGTCCAGTTTTTTACGCTGAGTTTCTTCCGCTCTGAACAATCCCACCTCAGCGTCAGACATCGCTAAGACGACATCAGTTGCTCCATCAATAACCTCGGTGTATTGCAATACGCCATCTCTATTTTTATCTAACTGCTGATCATGTTCGGATAACTTAAACTTGTTTTCATCAGTTTTACTACCAAATAAAGTAAATGCCGTAACTAAACCCCCAATTGCCAGTGCAACAAGCCCGATTGGTCCAGTTAGGACTGACAACGCCCCATTTAGTAGTGTAGTTGCAGTAGTAGCAAGACCGGTCGCTGATGTCACCGAAGCAATGCCAACTGAATACATGCCGATAGAAGTTGTAGCGGCTACGAAAGGGGTGTTCATAGCAATCATTGCGGCTGTAATTGTGCTGGTAGCGGTTTGATATAAAGCCGAGGCTGCATTTACGGCTAGAAGGATACCGTGATATGTAGTGAAAGCTGCGACCAGGCCAGTTACAACACTGACGGCGATTTCATTCTCAGCAATCCACCTCAGCCCATCACCAATCGCATTTAATACCGCGACAATCACACCACCGGTAAATGACGCAATTGGCACTAGGAACGCATCGACAAACGGTTTCAGGAATGAATCCCAAACTCTACCAATTACCGCTCCAAGAAAATTAATCGCGCCCCCTAAAGCATTGAGAAATGCTGGCAACAAATCGTTAGCCGTCCAATAAATAAATGGTTTGAAATATCCCCACAAATCACCAAGAATCTTACCGATCGGCTTGAGAAACTTATTGGCATCATCAAAAAAGCGTTTGAAAGCATTGCCGATCTTAGCAAAATCAAAGCCCTTGCCGAAATCCTTGAAAGCCTTCTTGATCGCCTCAGCCATTGCTACGGCTTTGTTTTTGACGTTGTCAAGACCAGCATTGTATTTGCTCCAATCTATAGTTGGCAAAGCACCAGCTCCGCCACCTCCACCTGATCCGCCTCCCGAATCTTGCTCTTGAAGGGTATTCATTTCATCAAAGCTAGCCAGTTGTCCTTTTAGCTTCTTGACTTTACCACCAGCTTTATCGGCCGCCTCACCAATTCCGCCAACTCCGGACGCTACTTCGCCGATGCCACCAGCATCGGCTTTGAATTCAATACCAAATAGTCCAGCTAACGCCCTAACAGCGCTCGTAGCCGCCATGATAATTGCATTAAGAGCTGGTAAAGCTACACTCAACAACGGTTGAAACATTGTGCCAATTGCCACACCAAGATTGCGCGCATTGGTCGCCAACATACGCATTTGGTTGGCTGGCGTATTCAGAGTTCGAGCTAAGTCGCCTTGAGCATTTTTGGTCGATTGAATAACTGTTTCATAGGTGAGAAGTGCCTTTTGAGCAGAGGTAAACTCACCATTAGTTTTTCGAATGCCCATTGCTAGGGCAGTTTGCTCTAATTCTTGATCGCGAACCATAATACCAAGCTCTTGTAGAGGTCTTGGCATTCCAGCCATTGCTGATTGCATCTTTTCAAATGCCGCTTCGGGCGAGATGTTGTAAAAAGAAGCGATATCCTGTGACAATAATGCCACGTTTTTGCCTAATTTGGCCGCCGTGTCATGGGATAAGCCCATCGATTGGGTCATATTGGTCATAACGCCAGTATATTTGCGTAACCAAGCCCCAGAAATACCCACAGAGCGTTCAACTTGATCGCTCCAAGCGCGAGTAGAATCAGCCGCCTTATTCATTGACACGGCGAACAAGTTTTCATCTTCAATATAGCTTGAAGCTGTTCGCATAGCTTTGTATGCGCCAGTAATTGCCGCGCCAAGTCCAGCATACTTTACGATTGTACCTTTAAGCCCAGCGCCCAGTTTACTGCCCATTGAGTTAGAGGCAGCGCCCATTGATGTCATTTGTTTTTTAACAGCATCTAACTGAGCCTGGAATGAGGCTGCGTTAGCGCTAATTAGAACTTGTAATTCGCTTACCGTCGTTTTTGCCATTCTCTATGACCTTTCCGTATTTTTTAGCAAACAATTTGCCGCGCAAACACATTTCGTCATCGGACATCTGCTTGGTAGTTGTATCTAGGCGATTAAGTTGATCAGCCCAGACAGGTTTTTCTGGGTATTTTTGAGGATTATTAAAGGCCAGAGCGATATACCGACCGAATAGGTGGTTTAGTTCGTCTTGTTGAGCAACTGCTCGTCGTTGTTTGAGCTTGTAGCCGTCGTAACAATGTTGCAGCTGCAAGGGGGAAATTCGCCAGAATAGATCAATCGGTATACCAATCGCAAAGGCTAAGCCTTCTTGGGATTGCCAATAGGCTTTAAAACTGCCTGTGGGGCATTCGCTAATGCTTCGTCCATTGAGGCTTTGACCATTTTCCTCAATTCTTGATAATCCACTTTCTGCTTCTCGCCTAAAAAACCAGCTTCCATCAAGCCTCCACTAATTAATGTCATTAACTCAACAAATCCGCCTTCTTTAAATACTTCGTTATATTGCTCTTGTGTGCCTCCGCCACATAAGAACAAAAACAGCATTGCACTAAAACCTGGTTTTGACCCAAGCTCAGCCAAACAATCGAAGAAGTTGCGACCCCTCTCGTCTTCAATTTGAGCAATAAAAGATGGGTTAGTATAGTCTAGCTTTTTAATCATTTTGTAAAATTCCTGTTTAAATTATTTCGGTTGGGTGGATAACGCACCACCCGAGCGTTCACTAAGCGTGTTTAGTGAAAGTTGGTTTGCCACTGATGCGTAGAGTAGCGCTGAAAGCATAGATGCTGTCAGTTGCCGCTTCACCAAAGCCGAATTTCGAAATATAAGCTTCGAAGGTCAGCTTATCGCCACTTGGGTATTCAATTTCAAATTGACGGTTTTTTCCGGCATCAAAAATTGCTTGAAGCTTTTCGATTTGAGCTGAGTCTTTGATGTTGCCAGCTAAATCAAGTGAACCAGCATCGCGGTCACCAGCAATATATTCTTTGCCTTGGCTGTCGTGGTCAGTGACATCGATTTCCTCGATCTCAGTTGCTTGTTCACCGATTGAGGTGAGGTTTTTGAGCACTAAATCGTTTGGTTCGCTACCAACTTTTTTGATAGTAACCTTAGTGCTTTTTGCTCGAATCCCTGCCATAAAATTACTCCTTTCAGACAAGGAATGTCTACCGCACAGTGTCGAAATGCGACACGATGTGATAGAGTGCGCCAGCCGGTGCGGGAACATCGGCTGAGTATGACAAACGATAGTCAAGCTTACGCATAGCTGTGTCAGCTTTAGCTAAGACTTCTGATGCGGATTTACTATCGTTTGCGAAAATATCAACGATAATAGTGATACTTTGGCGACCCAGGTCGTTATCTAGGTCAACCTCAGCGCTATTATCACCGACACGAAACACAATAGCTGGTAGCTGTTTATCCGAAAAAACTGCTTGCGCTGTTTGACTGCAATAATAACCGAGGCTAGATAAAGCCTGGTAAACGTCTTTTTTCGGTAGGTATAAGCTATCAGTCATTGTTGCTCCTTACCGCCTTAATGACCGCTTGAGCCACTAGGCGATTGATTTTGTCTTTATTCATTTGTAAAGCCGGATAAAGATACGGCTGGGCGATTTGACCAGCCCAATCCGAAGCGTAAGAAACTTTAACTTCTGGATTGTCATTGGTCGCATCGCCACGCACACCAGTGCCAAATTCGACATATGGAGCGTATTCCATTGAAGTTCCAACAGTCGCCACTACGTCATTGCCTTTTTTCACTGCGGGAATTGCGTGAATTGAGTTGCGTAGTGTGCCAGTTTGAACTGGAACAGTGCTTTTTGCGGTTGATGAAACAGCTAATGCGCCCATATTGAGTGCCTTGGTCAGTTCATCGGGTGTTTTAGCGGCCATTCTGGTGATTTTCTGGCTTAGCTCAGCTAAACCCACAATCTCCACTTTGGCGCTTATGCCACCCATCTTTCACCTACAATCAGCAAATGAGAATCAGATGGAATCACCGATTTAGCAACGTATTTGACTCCTTTATGCTGCAACAGGTCGTCAACCTCTACGGTAGTGTCCGTAGGGCAAGTAATTGCTATATCGATTTGTGACACCAGTCCGAGTTCGGTTTGTAACGCTCCTAATTGAGCGAATCTGACATTGCCTGTAAATGTGCTTTTGACAGTCGTGCCACTTTTGACAACGCCACCTTCATCGTC